CTGATGGTACGAATGGACAGGCTTTATTGACTGATGGATCAGGTAATTTAAGCTTCGGAGAAGCAGGAATTTCAACAGGAAAAGCTATTGCAATGGCGATCGTTTTCGGATAAAAGGAGATAATTATGGCAAACCCAAATATAGTAAATGTAAGTTCAATTCTAGGTAAAACGGATACGTTTGCCTTAACTACAAGTTTAACAACAACACTTTTAACTTGTGCAACTGACAAAGTTTATAAAATTAATTCAATTATGGTTGCTAACATCGATGGTACAAATGCTGCTGATGTTACAATCACTTACAACGATCAAACAAACACTAGAGCAATAGCAAGCACTATTTCAGTACCTGCAGACGCTACACTTTCAGTTATAGATAAGAACAATGGTTTTTATTTAGAAGAAGGTGATTCAATTGAAGGCGGAGCAAGTGCAAACGGTGATTTAGTATGCTTAATCTCATATGAAATTCTAGACGACGCATAAGGAGGATAACCAGCTATGGCAAATGGCGGAATAATAGGACCTCCCAATACAGTTCAACAACAAACTCAAGCTGAAGTAACACATTCGGAAACAAGTTCAGGACCAATTGTAACTCAACCGTTAACATCTACTGTTAATGCATTATTAATAGCAGGTGGTGGTGGAGGTGGCGCTGCTGGATCTGGAGGTGGCGGCGGTGGTGGTTATTTTTGTACATCAATACCTGTTTCTGGTGGAACAGATTATCCTTTAGTAATAGGTGGGGGAGGTGCAGGATCACCAACAGGAAATTGTAGAGGAAGTAATGGATCAAATACAACTTTTGCTGGAGTATCAGCTATTGGTGGTGGAGGTGGCGCTGCAACAGGTGGACCCGTTGGTAACGGTGGTGCCCCTGGAGGATCAGGTGGTGGAGCTGGAAGAAATTGTGGAACTGGTGGTTCTGCAACAGCTTGTCAAGGAAATGCAGGTGGAAATACAAATGCACCTCCTGGAAAAGGAGGAGCAGGAGGTGGTGGAGCTGGAGCTTCAGGTGGAGAAGGTGGAGATTCAGGAGGAGCCGCAGGTGGAGCAGGAAGTTCTGCGTCACCATTATCAGCTTGTACATTTGCAGGTGGTGGTGGAGGAGGTGCAGACTGTCTTCCGAGTCCAGGTGGTGCTGGTGGACCAGGTGGCGGTGGAGCAGGATCAGATAGACCTGGAGGTGGACCTACTGGAACTGGTGGAGCAGGATCAACTAATACTGGTGGAGGAGGTGGTGGCGGTCCAGGTTGTGGTGGAACAGGTGGAGCAGGCGGATCTGGTCGTGCAATCATTGTAGAACCAGCAATATGTAGAAAAGCGGCACCTGGAAAATGGAATATTAATGAAGTTTATGAATTTGTAAAAGATGGTAATTGGACAAATGCATAAAGTATATAGACATTACAAAATTTATGATTTATAATTATAACTTTAGGAGATAAAAAAATGGCACATTTCGCAGAACTAAAATCAAAAGTAGACCCTACAGGTTTTACTACTGATACACATCAAATTGTAGAAAGAGTTGTTGTAGTAGGAAATGATATAGCAACAGCAGCAGGACCATTAGGTGATAACGATATGCACGTTGATGGAGAAACTTGGTGCGTTAATTTTTTTAAAGGTGGAACTTGGAAACAAACTTCTTACAACGGAAATTTTAGAAAACAATACTGCGGTATTGGTTATAGATATGATTCAACAAAAGATAAATTTTTATCACCACAACCTTACGCATCTTGGTCACTAGATTCAAATGATGATTGGCAAGCACCTATTACTTACCCAACAATTACAGATGATGGAGCAGACCCTTCTGTTTGGAGATACATCATCAGATGGGATGAAGATAAATATAATGCTGACAATACAAAAGGTTGGACAGCTATTAAATCAAACGACACTGCGGAAACACCAACGATATATGATTGGAATGGCACATCTTGGGTGTCCGCATAGGAGACTTAAATGGCCAGAAATAACGGCGGTATAATTGGTAAATCAAATAAAACTTCTTTCGGGAAGTGTAAAGTTACATCACAAACATCTAGTACACCTAGTGCAGTTACAACACAACCAGGTACAAGATTAATTGATACTCTTGTTGTTGCTGGTGGAGCTGGTGGAGCTGGTAATAGAGGAGGAGGCGGAGGTGCTGGTGGTGTTTTAAGAACAGAGTTACCAGTTTCAGGATGTCAAGCTTTAGGAGCAGTTACAATTGGAGCTGGAGGAAGTGCAGGACCAGCTCCTGGAAATGGTGGTCAAGGAAATAATTCAACTTTAGTTATTGGTTGTATAACTTATACTGCAATAGCAGGAGGTTATGGTGTAGCAGGAAATACAGGCGCAGGTAATCCAGGAGGTTCTGGTGGAGGTGGTACAAATTGTGCGTGTCCAAATGTAGGAGGAACAGGAACTTGTGGTCAAGGAAATCCAGGAGGAGATGCAACTCCAGGAGGTGGTGGAGCAGGATTTAGAGGAGCTGGTGGCGGAGGCGGTTTTAGTACTGCAGGTTCACCAGGCTCAGGATGTGGAGGTGGAGCAGGTGGTGATGGTTTAGATATTTCAAGTTTATTTCCAGGAGCACCAATAACAGGTGTAGGTGGTGGAGGTGGTGGAGCATCAAGTAATACTAACCCTCCAAGAATTGGAGCATCAGGTGGAGCACACGGAGGTGGTGATGCAGGTAATAGTGGACCTTCTCCAGGGCCAAGTGCAGGTTCAGCAGGAACTACTAACACTGGCGGTGGCGGTGGAGGTGGAGGAAATGCTATTGAAGCAGCTGGCGGAGCAGGTGGATCAGGAATAGTTATCGTAAAAGAATTAAATAAAGCAAGTGGTGTATGGAATTTAAAATCTCAATTAGCAGCACAGCAACAAGGAACGTGGCCAAGATTTATACCAACAATTGCAATGGACTTCTTAGTCGTTGCTGGTGGTGGTGGAGCTGGCGTTGGTGGTGGTGGAGGTGGTGGAGCTGGAGGTTACAGAGCATCTGGTTATGGACCTTCTCCTTTACAAGCCTGTGCATTAAATATTGTAGCAGGTTGTTATGCTGTAACAGTTGGTGCTGGTGGAACAGGAGCACCTGGACCTAATTATAGTGCTGGAGCCACTCCTGGTTGTAATTCTATTTTTAATCCTGGAGGTGTTGAAGGATGTAATATGATTACTGCTACTGGTGGTGGAAGATCTGGAGGTCAAAGTGGAACTGGAGTAGCTGGAGGATCAGGTGGTGGAGGTGGTGGATTAGGTGGGCCAGGTGGTGCAGGAAATACACCTCCTTTTAACCCATCACAAGGAAATTCTGGAGGAAATGGTGGACCTACTGGAGGAGGTTCTGGTGGAGGAGCTACAGCGGCAGGAGGAGCTTTTTCAGCTGCTGGTGGAGATGGAGCTCCTAACTTAATTAACTGTGGAGGAACACCTTTTTCTGTAACAGCTTTTGCTGGTGGTGGAGGTAGTGGTTCAGCAACTAATGGTGGTCCAGGTAGTTCTGGTGGACTAGGTGGTGGAGGAAATGGTGGACCAGCAGCACAAAATGGAACTGCAAACACTGGTGGTGGAGCAGGTGGACGTTCAAATCAAGCTGGAGGTGTACCAGCATTTACACCAGGTGCAGCAGGAGGTTCTGGCTCTGTTGTGTTAAGATTCCCGTCAGCTGCTACATTATCTGTAACTCCTTGTACTAATGCAACAGCAACACATCCAAGTGGAGATAAGATTGCTTCATTTACAGTAACTGGAACTGTTTGTGTAAGTTTTTAGAAATTGACTTATAGTTTATAAAAATTATAAGTTATATATTTATGGCAATAAAAAAATTATTTTCAACTCCTGTTTGGAGTGAAAAAATAAACTTTAAAGAAATACAGAGAGACAAACTTATAAAAGATATTTTATTTAATTACAAAAAAGATAAGTATCGTAACAAATGGGATTCTTTTGATCAAAACGGAACTCCTTCTATTACTCATCTTTCTTATAGAGATGATTACAATAGTGATTTTATTAATATTGATTATAAAAAATACGGATTACAAAAAGCCATAGATAAAAAAATAAAAAAATTTATTCAAACATTACCTTTGAAAGGTAGTATAAAATATGAATGGGGTATATCTACATATCACGTAACTACTAAAGGTCAATTTATGTCCTCTCACCATCACCTACCAGCAGATTTTACATCAGTTTTTTTTATAAAATATGATAAAAAAATACACGCCCCTTTAACACTAAATGCACCTCACGAAAATATTGGTTTATACATAGGAATGATAAGACCAGCTTTATTTAATAATGCTAATTTAGATTATTTTAAAGCACACGAAGATATTTATCCAGAAGAGGGAGAGTTTGTTATTTTTCCTGCTCATATTTTACATAGCGTAAAAGCATTAAATAAAACAAATGAACCTAGAATTACTATATCCGCTAATATTAAAATTGATGGTGTTTACTAACCTTGACTGTTTCTTAAAAAATGATAGATATGTGTTCATAAAGAATTTATGAACTTAACAAACTATAATTG